CCACCATTTGAACCATTACCAGATGCACCGCCGCCAGAACCTCCGCGACCGTTACCGCCAGTAGTTCCAGAACCAGTGCTACCACCATTTGCGCCGCCACCACCGTTATCAGGGAAAGCTCCCGCACTTGCTCCAGCACCATTTGGCCCAGCTGCACCACCGCCACCGCCATATACATCAGGAGGTCCTGAAACATAAGTACCGCCATTTCCACCTGAATATTTAACATCACCGACACCAGCTGAAGATTGTCCTCCGGGAGCTAGGTCTACGAGAGATGTTACTGGCGTTCCTGCTTTAGCCAAACAACCATCAGTAGTAGAAGTTGGTGCTACGTTAGATGTTTTGTTAAACCATGTATCAACACCAGAATTACCTACTTGAATATATACAGTCTGTAGCGGATTAACTGAAATTGCAGTTGTTTTAGAATACGCACCACCACCTGAATTGGCTTGACCACCGGCACCAACACATTCGACTTGCAAAGTACCGCCCGATGGAAAATCCGCTGGTATCAAAAATGAACCAGTTCCAGTAGGGATAGCAATGACTGTCGTTGGCATTTTTTAAGCCTGTACAGTTACAGCAACAACGTCCCATCGGGTGTTAGTTGCGTTATATATAGAACCAACATATATGGTTTTACTTGCCGTAGTTGTGGTCGGCAAAGTTACTCCAATATTTGTATACGTTGCGTTCCAAGTTACTGAGTAAGAACTTGTGTTGCCAGTTATTCTTATTATTAATTTATTGCCGTCTACTGGAACGCCAGTAGGAGCAGCAATAGTTAAAGCCTTGTCTTGAGCAGTCAGATTATATTGGTCATACGACGAAATATCTGGTGTTAATGTTGTTGCGTTTGCTGCGCTTAAAAAACGAGGATTAATTCGTTTATTTGTTAATGTTTCTGCGCCGGTATACGTAGTAATATTTGCAGCAACAAAAGATGTATTCCCTGTGCCGCCATTAGCTATATTTAAAACACCGCTCAAAACAACATTGCCGTTTGATGCTGTGTTAGGAGTTAATCCGGTAGTTCCACCACTAATAGTAACAACACCAGAACCACCTCCACTAGAAACGCTACCCGCTGTCTTTAACATGACTACTCCTTATAGGCCATCGCCGGGCGTAATGTAAATTGTTGCATTGCCACTAGCGGTTATGCCAGTAAAGTAAGCGTTTGGCACAAACGTCAAAATCTCATCCGTGCTTGGCAAGAGAGGAAACGACGGGCCCGTAGTAGTCACAACATTCGCATTAGTTGTTGCGTTAGCCGCATCTTGACCATAGCCAAGAAACACTGTTACAGAGCCATTGTTGATGACACGATACTGGTTGCCACCCAATGTAGTAGAAACGCATTGAACGGGCGTAGGAGCCGCTACGTTAGCCGTAAACGCTACTGTATTGCCGGTTTTTGTAAACGCATTAAGACCCATTTGTTATCTCCGTCCATGATGTTGTTTGTTCATCCCATAAATATGCTTTTCCATCTATAGGCATAGGAATTGGTGGTTGCCATAAAAAGTTACTGTCTAGCATCCAGCTTTGATACGGCTGCGGAGAAACAAAAGCATCTATATCTTCACGGTATGTATAGCCAATTCCAGCATAATTTCCTCGGAATGGTGTTCCACCATTTCTGTGAACATTTCCTACCGTGTTATAACTTGTACGTTTACATACTTGACCTTGAAACTCGCCATACCATTGTTCCCAATCAATGCCGTCTTCACCCTCATTTTTACCGGGGATTACTCCAGTAACAATATTATTTTCATCAAGAAATGCGTAATAAGCCATGTCAATCACCAAGAAATATTTCCGGTTCCAGCCGTAAACGTATAAATAGTATTTCCACCGCTAGTAGTTTTTGTATAGGTTAATCCAACAGCAATTGAAGCCAAATCAGAATTTGTTGATGGATAGGCAATAATTACAACGCCAGAACCTCCATTTGCACCAATAGCGTTAGAACCAGTATTACAACTTCCTCCACCACCGCCACCGCCAGTGTTTGCATCTCCATCATCTCTAGCGGTTGGGTCTTTTGTTCCGTTACCACCGCCACCAGTGCCGCCATTTCCATTTGTGGTTCCACCAGTGCTGGTAGCACCACCACCACCTCCGGCATAAGTTACCGATGAACCAGTAATTGATGATGCAGTTCCATTTCCGCCATTGCCGCCAATAGTTGAAGCACCGTCAGAACCTACAGCACTAGCACCACCGCCGCCGCCAGCACCTAAAGCACCATTACCGCCAGCACTACCTTGACTTGGACTTGTGCTAGGAGTATTTCCTGCTCCAGCCGTACCAGACCTTGTTCCACCGCCGCCAGAGCCACCAGCTACGCCATTGTTGTCAACAGCATTTTGACCTTTTGCGCCACCGCCACCACCAGCAGAAGTGATTGTGCTAAAAACAGATGCGTTTCCACTGCTTCCAGTAGCAGCAGATACGGCAGCTCCACCAGCACCTACTGTGACTGTATAGTTTGTGCTAGGCGTAACGCTAAATCCTGTTCCCGTTCTAAAACCACCCGCACCACCACCACCACCACCAGAACTATTAGAACCATTGTCTAATCGACCGCCACCAGCTCCACCGCCAGCAACCACTAAGTAATCAACAGCAGAAGGAGCGGCTCCTCCTTTTTTGTATGACGCTATAAGTGATTGAAGTATTCCACTCATTAGGTCAACCCGTTACCAGAAATAATCCAAGTAGTAGAAGTCATCTTTACAGCAGTTGCTATTCCATACTGAGCAAGCGTTCTATTGCCTGTAGTACCAGCAGAAGACAAATACATCGTGTCAGTGGTAACGGAAATAGTTACCGCATTAGCAGACATATTAATAAACGTAATAGCCGCACCTAAACCAAATGCTACGTTAGAGTTGGCTGGTATTGTGTACGTTGCAGCAGCTTGTCCGGTAGGGTGATACAAATGCCTACCACTATCTGCTAACACTACGTTGTAACTAGCGTTTTGTGAGTTTTGAGGAATCGAAAGATAACCAACAGTATTGCTGCCGTCTACCGTGCAATTTCCAATAGTAATGTTGCTTAACGTAGTAACAGTATTTCCAAGTTGAATGGATGTGTTACCAAGAGTTATAGTTGAAGCAAAGTTGCTGTCTAATTGCGACAACGGAATAGCCGATGTAGCCGTAGCAAAAGTATATGGAACCGTCATCTTAGAACCTCACTCGCAATTCATGTTCGTATTCAAAACCGTTGTAAACAATTCCGGGACCGGATGATGTAACGGTCATACCTAAATATTTTCCGTATTGTTTTGCGTCTGTTTTATATAAAGTGTAACCACCTGTACCGCCAGACCAAGGTATTTCAACACTGCTATTGTTTGTCCAAGGAATAATAGTAGAAAAATTATTAATCCATTCAATAGTTGTTCCCAAAGAAACGCTATTGCTTGAACCAGTTTCGGAATCTATCGTTACATTAATAGTTGCCGCATTTTGCAATGTGGCTTCAATACCAATCTTTAACGCTTGCTTGGTCCGAATTGGGTCTTTCATTGGGTTCAAAGAAGTCTGAACATAACTGTTTATTGATGCCGTTGTGTTCGCGTACATCTTCACGCATGAAGTACCATCGGTTCCGTACAGAGTAATCCTTCCACCGACCGGAACAGATACTACATTTTTTAAACTGTTTCCCGCGCTTGTGAAGAACCATTTCTTTTCAAAAAATATAGCTTGTATGTATCTGTTATCACTAGATGTTCCTAAACCACCCGTGTATCTAAAATTAAACGCAGAACACAAGATGTTATTTAAAAGAACCTGACCGCCAGTAGTAGTGCCAGTAGTAAAGTCAACATTAGGAAATATGCCGTCCAAAGAGTCAGAAATCTTTGACGTCGTAGAGCCAACAAGCGCATAAACACCGTAATCATTCATAAACAGCACAGAACGGAAGTACGGGAAAATGGCATACGCCAATTTAGTACCTACCGATGCGCTGACGTTAGTGTTAGTAAATAAGGTAAGACCAGAAGACGTAACACGAACATCAGAAAACACGTTGATGCTATCGTCGCCAAAAATGTATAAAAAGTTATTAGCTGACAATAACTGAATAATGTTTCCGTGCAATGTAGCGTCTGTTAAAGACACACCACCCGCAGACACCGTCACAAAGTCATTGTACGAACCTGCCGCTGAATAATAAATAGTCCTGCCGTTAGCTATCCAAACACGACCAGAGAACGACTGAATAGCAGAATTGGTTCCTGTGTTAATGATGGCTTTAGCCGTAGCGTTAGAACCGCCACCGCCAGTAATAGCTACGGTGATGTTTGCTTGGTTTGTATAATTAGAACCATTGTTTGTCATTACGACTTGAGTAACAATGTTTCCAGCAATAATTGCTTGACCGGCTGCGTTTGTTCCACCGCCACCAGTAATGGTTACAACAATGTTAGAAGCATTTGTATATCCAGTTCCAGTGTTAGTTACCAAAACCGATACAGTTCCTTGAGCAAAGGTTGTTGTGGAAGCCACCGCATTTGCATTAGCTCCACCGCCACCGTTAAAAGTTACCGTTGGAGAAGACGTATAACCAGAGCCAGTTTCGGTCAAAGTTATAGAAGAAACGGCATTAGCTGTAATCGTAGCAACGGCTGTAGCTTGTATTCCGTTTGTCTGATTTGGTGCAGAAATAATTACTGCTGGAGCAGACGTATAACCTGTTCCGCCTCTAACTATACCTATGGTTCCCACAGAACCAATTGAAATTAAATTAACAGCATCCCACGTAAAGTAACCTTTAACTGGGTCAATAATCAAAACCCTGTCATTTTTCCACTGACTAATATTTATGCCGCCAGTAGTTGTAAATGTTCCAGCAGCAGCTAACGTGCCTTTGACATTGGTTGTCAGGTTTACGTATTCGCAGCTTCCATCATTTTGGAAAGCAATTAAATAATCAGTAATGCCAATGTTTGCTGAAAAGAAATTTACAACTGTATTAGAAAACGTAACGCTTCCAACAGCATCATAAGTAGGCGTAATCTTTAAATTGCCATAGCCAATAGGCATAGCATTTTCAAGCCAGAAGAATTCATCGTTATCAATAGCCGTGCGGTTAGCTTTCGTGTTGACGCCACGAAAGTTCTTAACGACTTCATACGATTTTTTTTGTTCTGCCGCTGCCATGACCTAGTACGCTCTAGAGTATGGGTCTGACATCCTTCTAGTGTAGATGGACGCCTGAACCGCTTGGATTTGTTGTTTGTACTGCCCTAAATAAATCTCAGCCTCACCAAACGACTGTTCATAATATTTAGCAAGATAAGCAGCGTAAAACTTGACGGTACTAGAAAACGGTTCGTTAATCGAATCAGCGTCAGATAGATTCACTAAATCTGTTGGCAAGATAACCGTATCTAAGTCAATTACATAAGCTATGTCAGGAACGGGTCCAATATATATTTGAGATTGCCCATAAATACTAAAGGCAACCGGCGTTCCGATGCGGTTCTGCCAATAACGCAACTGTGCGTTAAAGTCAGTCCAAGGCATATACCGCAACGGTATTCTGGAATTTCCCCAATAGAGATTAATGTTGATGACGTCTAGAGTTAAGTTTCCAGACGGCAAGCAAGAATAATTAATTAATTCTGACGGACCGGCATACTGAACTGTAGCCGTGCCGCTAGTAAACGGTGTGCTAGGTGGGTAAACATTGTTTGCGGAAGGATAATTAGGAGCATCACTTAAAACACCGCCAACAGTTACCGCATAAATAAAGATATTGGAAAATACGTAATCACCCGCACTTACAGTTAAGCCGGATGACCAAATAACAGGGGTGTTGCCGCCAGCCACCGGGGTGCAAGGTGTTTGACTTGTTTGGACCGTGCGGAGACACCCTGTATCACGAACAACACGAGCTCTAGCACCGTTGATGTAGTCAGTTAATTGACTGTTGGTGTAAAAGTTTGCGTTTGCATCGTGCAACAGGTATCTAACAGCAGTAATGTAGCTTTGCAGGGTCTGCGACATTTACGGTCCATATTAAGCTGCTACATTGACTTTTCCCCCATCCTCTTTAGAAGGAGGAAGGGGTACTCTTTCAACCACCGGGGATAACGAGTGGACTTTTTTTGGCGGTTGGTCTGTAATCAAAAATTTCTCAAGAATTTTCAAACCCTTGGGAACGTCTGCCTTTGTATGAATCATAGCCAACCGCGCCATATACGGTTCTTTATCGGGGTCATTATGCCCGAATATGTGACAAACAGCCTCTAACGGAGCTTCTACACTTTCACCAACAGGGAACGTGTACGACACGAAGTTGTAGTTAAAAGTTATGGGTTTTTCCCATTTGTTTGTCACATAGACGGTTTGCATAATTAGAAGCTCTCTACATCGCCATAAACGCAAATATCAACGGTGTTTGCATTGTTAGCAATTGCGTTAATGTTTACGTATAAGCATTGGGTTACGCTGCCAGACACAATGTTACTTGTGAATGGTGCGGCTGCATTGATGTCTACATAACGCCCAACCGCAGTCATAGCAGTCAGTACAGTATTAGCTGTAACTAAGTTTGCTCCATCTGCTGTTGTAGAAATGCTTACATTTGCGTTAGACACGTTACCGGAGTTATTTTGAATCGTCACGCGACGAACAATAATGCCACCGGAATTAGCTACACCACCGCCGTTAGTTAAACCGCCACTCAAAATAGGAATGGAGATAACTGCATTACCAGCGGTGTTTAGCGTTGTAGCGCGAACAACACCAAGGCGACCGTTGCTAAAGCTATCAAGGTATAACTGCGATACTGCATCAGCATTAGCCATGATGCCCCCTTACGATACGTAGGTACTGCCGACGTTTTGACCGCCGTTAGTAGCCAGCAATGTAACGGTATCAGCAGAAGCAGTAGATTTAGCATATACGTTGACGCCATCAGAAATGATGACGCCGCCTGTATTAGCAGCAATCAATGTTGCGTTAGATGAACCGTTGTAAGCAATGACTGAAGTATTTGCTTGAGGGAACATCAGAAACACACCGGCAGGTATAACCGCTCCATTACCTGTGCTAGTCGAGGTAATAGTAGTGGTTAAAAAATAGGCACCAGCGGTGTTGGTCTGTGCGCCAGCAAGCGTGATTTTATTGGTACTTAATGACATGGTTAGCTCCTTAGATGCTTAGAGAGTTGTAACCCGACACAACTGACATTGACTTAGGCTTAGTTGAAACCAACTCAGCAATCATCAAGACAGCACCAACATAACCAATCTGCCAGTTTGGCAGGGTCGATTCAAAACCTGTAAACACGAACGAACCTTGCTCATGAATATAGAGCGAGAGGTAGTTAGTGTTTAGGAAGTAAACCGTACCTTCTGGACAGTATGGGTCAGGATAAATAGGTACACCGGCAACCATCAAAGCACGGAAAGCAGCTTGTGGGCCATTAGCGTCGCCATCAAAACCGGAACCCGGAGTAATAACGTATTGCTCTTGACCAACAAAGTCTTGCGCCAACAGAGTCCATGTACCAAAACCGCAAACACCAAACGTAGGCACTTCAGCACCGTTTTTAACGGTACCAGAAATGTATTGAAGGATGTTTTGACGAGTTGGGTTGACGTTACCTGCTGAGTAGGCTTTTGACTGCCACCAGCTATAGGCTGTACGGCTGATGTTACCGTAGGTGCCGGAAGCAGAAACTGCTGCTGGCAAACCTGTGAACTGCTGCGTATTCGTAGTGTTGTTATACAAGGCTGTTGCCATTGCATCCATCATTACGTTTGTCGCATCGTTCATACGAGCTTCAATCAATGGAATGATTGCGGCGTCTTGCTGAACTGCACCTTCCATACCGAGAAACGGTACTGGAGCAATCATCAGCTTCAGGTCAAACTCAGCGTTGAAAGCACCTTGTTGGACTGACGGCTGGTTAAACGAACCAGAGTAGTCAGACCATTGTGCGTTC